ATGCAAAGTGTTCATGATTTGTTAACATATGCCGCGCGTCAATGTGGTATAATATGAGTAGAAAGGAGCGTGTACAAGATGAAAATAGTTAAACTGCCAGTTGAATACAAACGCTATCTGATTGAAGAGAAACATGTGGTATATGGTGACTTTGAGTATTGGATGCTCTTGAGGCCCTCTAGGGGTTTCGGCTGGCGCTTTGGTTACATGCGTAAGAATATCAAAACCGGAGACACAGAAGAGGTGAAAGTAGTATGACACTGAAAGACTATCACAAGTTCACTTTAGGCACGTCCGACCACTTGACCCGTTGCCGTGTGTTATGGGGCGGGGGTGAAATCATGAACGACTATTTTAGCCGTTTAGGCGATATCGGGCAGAAAATCAAAATTCGTTCAGCCCGATATGATGAAAAACACGATATCTTGACCGCGTATGCATCAGATAAGGGCTTTGTCGAATATCGCAACGCGCTGCGTCACTGGCAGCATAAGGAAGGGAGATATAACAAGTATGACCACAAGAAACAAGGCGGCGTTTAAAGTATGCCACATTTACGTATATCAGAGCAATAACGGCTCATGGCATGCGTCAAGTTGCGTCTATGTAGACCCCCGCCAGATACGCAAGTTTTATGACTGCATCCGCACATGTCTTGCGGGGGCTGCAGATTGTGTGCTAGAGGAAACTCTGGACGGATTTAGAATAGAGGTGTTTCAGTGATGATTATAGCTTTGTTTTACGAAATCCAGATGATGGCACTGATTCATGATATTGTGTTGATGCTTTTAGGCGGGGCGTTCTGCCTGCTCTGTGCCGTTGTCGTGGCGATTCCTGCAAATTGGCTATTCCGAAAAATCTGGTACTGGCTGGCAGATAGAGACTTTGAAAGGAGACATAGCCACCATGGCACGAAGCACTAAACATTCGCCAAAGTATGCGCCGCAGTCGTGGAGCTATTACAGCCCCGACGCAACCGACCCGAATCGGCTCACAAACGCGGAGCTTGTAAAGGTCATTCGCAAGGCGGCAAAAGCCGCAAACCAGCGGTTGCGTGCTCTTGAGAAGAGCGACGCTATCAATACCGCAAAAACAGGGGCGTACAAGTACGCAGAAAGCCAGATGCCGGGCAAAATCAAGCCCCGTTTTAACGAGCGGCCCAAAGAGAGCGCGGACAGAACGACGCTTAAGCATCAGTATTTGCAGCTGCGCGAATTTATGACGATGAAAAGCAGCACTGTCACAGGCGTGCGAGCTATCAAAGATGCCCGATATCAGACCGCCGTAAAGCGGGGGTTTAAGGGAACACCGGAGCAATGGGACATGGCGGTGAGGAAGTTTTTTACCAAAGCGGCAGAAAAGTTGTTTGATAGTGATAAGATTTACAATGCAATTACAAACAACAACACGGATGTTCTGGAAGATATCATAGCGGCAGACCGGCTCGACAGAATGACCAAAGGGGAAGCGCTGCTTGATTATGTAAGGAGAATCACGTAAATGAGAGAATCACAAGGCGTGTTTGTTAGTGAATGCTTAGCTGAATATTTGCCGCGCCTTGTGTGTCCGCGAAAAGTCAAGCGTACCAAAGGCCGGAAATATATGTCAAGCTATCTTGACGTAACAGCGACGTTTGATATTGAGACCACAAACACCGACACAGACGGCTTTGCATATAGCTGGCAAACCTGTATAGGCGGCGTGGTTATTGTTCCCCGGTATTTTGAAGAGTGGGCAGAAATGCTTGAAACTTTGGTGGATAAATGGGGAGTCAACGAAAAGAACCGGCTTGTGCTGTATGTTCACAATCTGGGCTATGAGCATCAATACATTATGCAGCTGTTAACGGCCCGCTGGGGGCTGGCAGATAGCTTGTACACGAAAAGCCGCAAGCCCCTGTATTTGCGGTTCGATAATGGTATAGAATTTCGGGACAGTTTCAAGCTGTTCCAAAAGAGTCTTGCCAGAGCAACAGAAGGGTGCACGCATGCAAAACTTGCAGGCGAACTTGATTATACTGTATATCGTACTCCTGATACACCATTGACAGATACGGAATTTGCATATTGTGTCAACGATGTGTTGGGCCTGTATGAGGCAATCGAACGCTTGAAAGCAGAGCACGGCTATAATCAGGCGACAATACCATATACTAATACAGGCATGGTCATTGAAGCAGTGCGCAAGGAAATCATGCCAGACCGGCGATGCATGGCAGCTATCAAAGCGCTGCAGCTTGACCGCGAACAAATGGCGCTTGCATATCACTGCATGGCGGGCGGTGACACGCACGGCACGCGCTGGCGTGCCGGTCGCACCTACACAAATTGTAATTCTTATGATTTCAAGAGCGCGCACCCGTCGCAGCAGCTATTGTGGAAATTTCCAGCTGGTGCGCCTGTAACGTTGCCTGCTGATTTGCCGGAAGCGGATTTGCAAAAATTCATCAAGGCCGGGTATGGATGGATTGCAAAGCTGTGTATCATCAATCCCCGGTGCAAACCTGAATGCCCCGACCCCTGTATATCTTTCAGCAAATGCCCCGATGTGTCGGGACTCGATGAACTGGACAACGGTAGAGTTTTGGGCGCTGATGCTCTTTTCTGGTATGCCGATTCCAACGATTACCAAAGGTTTATCGATGGGTATACCTATGATAAAATAGTTGCAGCTGAAAGCGTGGCGTTTCGGTTGGACTATTTGCCGGACTCATTCCGTAAGACGATATACGAGAAATTCCGTGTAAAAGAGTCTGAAAAAGGCAGTCCAGATTATGCCTTTGCAAAAATCTGCGTCAATACAATTTTCGGAGCATGTGCACAGAAAACTGTCCGTGATGAATACGGCTGCGACCCCGATACACTGGAATGCACGCATAAAGGATGGATTATGAATCTGCAGAGCAAGACCGACGACGAAATCCGAATGTCACAAGAAAAGAAATTTCCTTTCTTGTGGGGTCTTTGGACTGCTTCAATGTCCCGTCTCAAGCTGTGGGACATGCTGAAACGCGTTGGATGGGAAAACGTCATTTACTGGGATACGGATTCTTGCAAGTTTGAGGGAGAAAAGCAGCCCGCCATTGACGACTACAACGCCGTCATTCGCGCGCAATGCGTGCTGCGTGATTGCGTGGTTGAGAAGAAAGACGGCAGTAAAGTCTATATAGGTGTTGCAGAGGATGAGCACCCTCACGACCGGTACGGAATGCAGGCTTTCCGGTTCCTGCACGCAAAATGTTATGCTTGTGTCGATGCAGACGGCACAATAGAAAGTACTATCGCCGGAGTGAGTAAGAAAGCGGGTGTAAAGGCTCTTGCAGGCAGCATTGATAACTTGCGGGACGGTTTGTTGATATCTCCCGCAGGCGGTCAATGTCTGGCATACCATGATGAACCGATACGCACCCGAACGGACTTTGCAAAACCCACGGTTTCCGCGTCGTGGGTCGTCATGACCGACCGCGAATACCGGGTATCTGACGAACGCAGTCTTTTGATGGATTGCGAGATTTCCGTTTGATAGTTTCACAAATTGTTCATAGTTTGTTAACACATTGTGGTGCGAAATATGGTATTATATAATCACAGAAAGGAACACACCAATACAAACAGACAGAAAGGAACAGTTTAAAGTATCTCAAGAAATCAAGAACAATATCAGCCGCTATGGTCATGCTTATGGCAGGATTTACCGCTATCAGAGCACCGGAAAAGACGCGGACGGCAACGAACTGGTTGCACGGTATCCCATTTATCATATGACAGAGCACGGGAGGCGGCGCACCGTAGAAAGAACCGCAGATTACTATGATTTGTGGGAATATGGTTATATCAAATATTAAGCCGATACCCCGCGTAAGCGGGGTTATAATAGACAACAGACAGAAAGGAAAACATTATGAAACTGACAGGCTATTACATGACCGCAATTTGCAAGTTTGAGGACGGCATCAAAACTATTTGCGTCGTCGATGCACAGAACCGTGCGCAGCTGCTGGAACGTCTGAATGCAGCGTATCCGGGGCAGCGTTACAAGCTGTACGACTTTGAACGCACGAAGTTCAGCGCGATCGTTCAGAGCGCGGACGTCGTGGACATGCGGAACCTGCTGAATCTGGCAGACATGGACGGGGTGGTTTAACATGGCAAGTATCACGAAGGTTGAAATCTGGGAAGATATCGCGGGGAACGTTATCGGGCTGGTGTTCGACCCTGCCGGGCAGCTGACGAACGCGGTGCAGAATTTGGGAGCGCAGCAGCCGCTGCCCCGTCCCGCGCTGGTAGAAGCAGCGCGGCAGGCTTTCCCGTTTGCCCCCACGTATGACCCGCACGCATTCGGTGAAAGGTCTCTTGCAGATTTGTATACTTACCTGAAAGCGTACAATCATCATATCGCGGATATCTTCCCGGAAGCCCCGACCGCGCTTTATCCGGAACGTGCGACCCCTGCCGGGCTGCAGTTCCTTATTCGCTGGATGTTCTGAAAGGGGTGAAACATATGCAGGATATCAACAACAAACTGGCTGCACTGCTCGAGAAGTTGACGGATTTTTTTGAAAATTTCGTGGACGAGCTGGCAGAGGTCAAGACGAACGAGACCACCGCAATTTCCCATCTGCAGACCATCGAAGCAAAGCAGGACACCATGATTGAACTGCTGCGCACCATCGCCGCCAATACCGCAAAGTAAGATGTTCCACATGGAACATCACCGACAGACAGAAAAGGAGAAATATTATGGCATTCGCAAGAAACAACAATGCATCCGTCCAGAAATCCGCAAACTTTCCCCGCGTCACCGTGGAAATGCTGCACAATCTGCAGGCGGTCGTGCGCAACGTGCGGCAGGTCGCAGATAACTGTCTGACCTTTACCCTGCGCCTGTACGGCATTGACCTGTACAGCATGCGGCTGGTTGATGGTGCAAAAGGCGTGTTTATCACCGCCAGCGCACAGAAGGGCAAGGACGGCAAGTATCATGATAACTTCCGCGTTTACCTTGATGATGCCGCAGTAAAGGCCGTGGAAAATGCCGTGCGCGAAGCATACGACACGAACGCAAACGAAGTTGAGGTGTAAATCATGAGCAAGCGCAACAAAGATATTGCGCTTGACCTGTATACCGGCGACGGCTGGGTGAATATCCCGGCTGTCGCCGCTTTAGGTTGCTGGTGCAATATCATCATTGGCAAACGTCAAGTTGGTAAGACGTTCGGCACGCTGAAATATATGCTTGACGAAAACAAGTATTTCTTGTACATGCGCCGCACCGTGAACGAGTTGCAAGCCGTTGCCGCTGACCCGGATTTAAACCCTTTTAACGCCCTGCAGTCTGTGGGGTATGATATCGGCATTATGAAAGCCGGTAAAATTTCATACTCAATCGGCGATATTGAGTATGAGGACGAAGAGGACAAAGACGGGCGCAAGAAATGGCACATCGGCAACAAACGCGCTGTTGGTATGGCTTTGCCGTCAATCGCGGGAATTCGCGGTTTTAACGGCAACGTGTTTTCAGACCTTGTTTTTGATGAGTTTATCCCGGAGCGTATCATTGCAAAGCGCAAGGCTGAGGGCGAAGCGCTGTTGAACGCATATGTGACAGTGTGCGGCAATAGAGAGCTGGAAGGAAAGCCGCCTTTGCGCATGTGGTTGCTTGCAAATGCCTTTGATATTTCAAGCCCGATTCTCGAGCAGCTGGGATGCACCGACCTTGTGGCAAAAATGTCAAGAAGCGGAAAGGAATGGTGCATGACCGAAACGGGCGTGTTTATCGCAATGCCCCACAGTGACCGCATCAGCGACCGCCGCAAGCAAACCGCGCTGATGAAGCATCTTGCGGGCAAAGGTGACTTTTACAAAATGGCAATGGAAAACCAATTCGTGTATAACAATCTTGAAAACGTGCGTCCCCGCAGCCTGAAAGGCATGACGCCGCTTTTCGCTTTTGCGGGATTGTACGCGTATCAGATGGACGAGTTGCACTATTACATCTGTGAATCCCCTCACAGTGGCAGGGAGCACTACGGGAGCAGCCCGCAGGCTGCAACACAGCTGCAGGCCGTACACCCTGAATTGCGCCCTATGATATGTCTGGGGCAGGTCGATTTTTCGTCGGTTCCCGCTCTGCTTAAAACCCGAACCTATCTTGACATAAAAGATTAAAGGGTGTATTATTAAGGAGCGGGGGAGCCGCACAAAAGGAACGCCCCGGAAGGGCGCGCGGCTGGCTTTTCCTTTTCCATGCCCCCGCGTTTCTGAGAGCAGAACACCGCATCCTCTATGCGGACGGCTTTCTCCTGCCGGTTCTGCTTTCAGAAACAAGAAAGGGGGTGAATCTATGGTAAACGTGTATTTTATGAGCGTGGACGGAAACGCCCGTCTGTCTGAGCACTTTAAACTTTCTGAGTTTCAGTGCAAGGATGGACAGGACTTTGTAGCCGTTGACTCCCGTTTGGTAGAGCTGCTGGAAAATATCCGCAAAGTGTGTGGCGACGCTGTACACATCAACAGCGGATTCCGCACAGCAAGCTGGAACAGACAGCAGAAAGGCAGCGCACCCCGCAGCAAGCATCTTTACGGGCTGGCTGCTGATATCTGGGTGGGCCACTACGACAAAAACCGCCAGCCCATCCGCACAAAGACCCCCGCCGAAGTCGCCGCAATCGCTGAAATCTTTTTAGGGAACAGCGGCGGCATTGGCATTTATAAGACTTTTACGCACGTCGATGTTAGAACCGGCTCGAGCCGGTGGAAAGGATGAATCATATGACTATTAATGATATTCTGGCTCTGGGCAAGATGGGATTCACGGCACAGCAGGTGCAGCAGATGATTTCTTTGGAACGCGCACAGCAGGGCCAGCCCATCACGGCCCCGGCACAGAGCGCGGCCCCCGCTGCCGCTCCTGCAGCACAGCAGCCTGTGACCCCTGACCCTATGGCGGCAATGGCGCAGCAGCTTGCAGACCTGACCGCCGCCATCAACGCTAAAAGCGTTCCGACTGCTGGCACCGTGGGCAATCCCGCCCCCGTTACCAGTGTGGAAGATATCATTCTGGGACTTGTGCAGCCTGCAGAAGCACCCGCAAGCCCCGATTTTAACGCCGTGAAGTAACGGCAGAAAGGAGCATCCAATGGCAAAATCCCGTACAAACATGCCTGAACTGAAGGGCATGAGCGTGTTCCGCCCGACTGACATTTATACCATTGCCAATGCATTGGTGAAAGAAGTTACCGGACAGACTGCGACCATTCAGGCCGTCAATACGGCAAGTTTCATTCAGGTCGGGCAGATGTGCCTTGACCAGAGCATGGAAGGAACCCTGCAGGCACTTTCTAATATGATTGCACGCACGGTCATTTCCAGCCGTTCCTATGCGGGCCGGTTTACCAGCATCGAGACCGACCGGCAGGAATGGGGGCTTTTCGTCCGCGAAATCGCTTTCTTCTCTGGTGATTTCGATGAATCCAAATTCGTCAACACCGCGCAGAATGCCGACATTCTGGTTGACGGTAACAGCGTGGACATGTACAAAATCAAGAAACGCTATCCGCTCGAGCTGTTCTATGGTGGGCAGAAGACGCTGAACCAGCGTTACACCACGTTCAGGAACCAGCTCAAGACCGCGTTCACCAATGAAAGCGAGTTTAGCGCGTTCCTTGCCGCCATGACGACCGAAATCGCAAACGATATCGCGCGGTGGAAAACCGCCGAAAACCGTGCGCAGGTAATCAATTTCATGGGGTCTTTGTTCAACTCTGACCGTGATGAATGCCATGTGAACCTGACCAAAGCTTTTAACGTGGCCCGGGGTACGACCTACACCACCAAAGAACTGCTGACCACCCATTTGCAGGAATTTCTGTCGTTCTTTGTGTCGTGGCTGGAAACCACCAGCAGCCTTATGAAGAACAGTTCTGTACTGTACCATCAGACCCCCGTGTGCACTGACGACGGCGGCAACACCCTGCATCTGCTGCGTCACACCCCGAAGAGCGAACAAAAGCTGCTGCTGTATCAGCCCCTTATCAACGATGCAAGAAGTTGGGTCTATCCTGCCATCTTTGGCCCCGGGTACCTGAGTTTCGGCAATTATGAGGGGGTCGATTTCTGGCAGAACATCAACGATAAACCCGCCATTTCCTGCATCCCGTCGCAGTTCGACGTGAACACCGGCAAACAGGTGACGGGCGACGCGGTCGCCCTGTCCTATGTCGTGGGTCTGCTGTATGACCGGAAGGCTATGGCGACGACCTACTATCAGGATAGCGTGTACACCACGCCTTTCAACATTTCCGGTGAATACTACAACACCGAACACCACTGGAAGATGAACTATACGCAGAACCCCACGCAGAACGCCGTGCTTATGTTCATGTCCGACGAACCGTAAAGGTTCTATCATAAACCCCGACAAACTGAATGTACAGGGGCGGCACACCGCCGCCCCTGTTTTATTTTAAAGGAAAGAGAGGTTATTACATGGCAGACCATAACGAGGGTATCGAGCATGGCTATCATGCGCATTTGGGCAAAGTATCAAAGCGACTCAACAGCACAAAGCGTATTGCACTGACAGACTTGCCTGACGAATTTCCGTTTTACATGAAGCGGGCCTGCAGCATGGAAGCACCCGTGTTTTATGTACGGCTGAACAGTCTGAACATTTCCCCGCAGTACAATTATTGTTACATCGAAGAAACGCATGCTTATTATTGGATTGAAGATATTACCGCATTGAATGCCAATAACTGGCAATTCTCCTGCACTATCGATGCATTGGCGACCTTTGCAGACGATATCAAGAAAACCAAAGCGTACATTGTATACGGTCACAACACGTTTGATGCATCCGGCGACGGCTACCGCGTGCAGGACAGCCGCCAGAACGTGGCACAGCGTCCACAGGTCGCCAGCGTGGCGCTTGATGTGACAGATGAATGCATTGACAGCACGCAGGGGGCGTTTATCCTGTCCGCCGTTGGCAAGAGTTCCGGTGTTACCACTTATGTTATGAACAAGACGGCACTTTCCCGTTTGATTGACAGTATCCAGCAGGATATTACCGCAGACTTTGGGCAGATGATTTCTGATGTTCAGACCAAAACAACACAGGTTAACACCGTCGATACTTATCCCCCGGCCGTGATGGAGAAAGGCGGCGTTGTGTCCCGTATCGGCAGCACCACCGAAACCTACAGCGGCGCGGACACTGCCACAGATAAGGCTATCAAGTATCTTGCAAAAAATTTTGTGTACGGCGGCGCGGCTGTGGATTGCATCCGGTCTTGCATCTGGATTCCCATTAAAGCCAGTGTCATTCCGCAGAGCGCACAAAATGTTTTTCTGGGAGACTTTAATACCGGAGTTTCGGGCGGCGTTATGGGTCACTCTCAAATCAAGCGGGAGACTACGATTCCAATTCCGTGGCCCGTGTCGGACTGGAAGCGGCTGAACTGCCAGATGCTTCTGTATGTGCCGTTCATTGGAACTGTGTCCATCCCCGTTGATAAGGTGAACAACGTGGCAGCTTTAACTGTCACCTGGTGTTGCTCTTTCCTTGACGGAAATATTTCGGTCAAGGTGGATGCAGGCACATACACGGTATACGTGGGCAGTGCTAATATCGCTTCTCAATACGCCATTGGCGCAAGCAATATCAGCCTGACTGGCAATCAAGCTGCCGCGACCATTGGCGCAATTGGCATTGGTTTACAGGTGGGCGGTGGTGCACTGAGCAGTGCCGCAAGCTTTCCTATCGATATCGGCCCCATCCACGGGGAGCTGTACAAAAACCCGTCTGCCGCCAGTAAAAATATGGGTGCTGCAATGCAGTCTTTGGGCGGCGCTGTTATGCAGATGATTCCCCCCGTTGCACAGTGTGCGGGCAGCATGACCGGAAATGCAACGGCGCTGCAGTCCATGGAAGCGTGCCTGACTCTGCTGTATTACCCGCCCACGGACGACACGAATTTCCAAAGTATGTACGGGCACCCCGTGATGAAAATAGACACCCCTGCTGCAGGATACTGCCAGACGCGCGGCTTTTCCGTCGCTGCACCTATGGCGACCAGCGCAGAGACCGCGTACATTAACGCCGCTATGGACGGCGGCGTTTTCATCGAATGAGAAAGGAAAGGTGATACCATGTATCAGTGCTATCAGGGTACCTACGACGTGCAGGCATGCGGCGGATTCCGTCCCCCGTCTCTGAGCACGGACGTGCTCAGCTACTGGGAGCGGTCGTTTTTCCAGCGCATGCGTGCGCTCTATAAAATCCACGGCCTGCCGGAAGCAGGCCCCGGGCAAATCGGCTGGGACTATGACGCGTTTTTGTATCAGCTGCTGCGGATGGGTTATGCCGTGGTGTTCAACTCTAAAACATACGGCCTTGTGGTGCAGCCGGGTGCCCCTACGGGTTTCGGCCTGCAGTTCCAGCCGCGCGGCATGATGGTGCAGACGCCCTTTTTCCAGTTCGATAGACCGCTTGAAATCGGCACGGAATGCGCCGTTATCAAGCTGACCCCCGATTATCGCGGAGTCTGGGATATCATCGAAAAATACGCCGTTGAAATGCAGCAGCTGGAAGTGTCTATTCGACAGGCGGTCGTAAACAGCAGATTTGCATATGCGGCTATCGCCAAAGACGACAAAGACCGCCGTACCCTTGAAACCATTTTTGAACAGTTGGAAAACGGTAAACCTGCTATCGTGGTCAACGGGCAGCTGCAGAAGCCTGTCATGAACAAAAACGACGCGCAGTATCAGCTGCCTATCATGCAGTTCGACCGCGATTTGTCGAAAAATTTTATCCTTCCCGACCTGTACGAGCTGAGACGCAAGACGCTGCAGGACTTTTATCGGGAACTGGGTATCCGGGTGCAGCCTGATAAAAAGGAACGGCTGGTAACAAATGAAAGCGCCAGCGCGGACGCTGAAACATACAATCGTAGGGAAGTTTGGAAAATATCACTTGACGAATCGGTGAAAGTGTGCAATGATATGTATGGAACCAATATCAGCATCGAAATCAACGAGCCGCCAGAGCTGAGAGAAGGGGGTGCAGATAATGCCGATGTACTGGGGGAGCATGACGAACCAGAACAGCACGAGCCAAAACAGTGATGCTATCGACCGTGCGTGCAAGCTCCTGTGCGATATCCCGGAAGGTCTCTTCCGTGATTTCAAAGTGCCTGCGGGCATGGATAGGGATTTGGCGATTCATATCATCATGCGGGAGCATGGCCTTGCACCTCTGTACCGGCCTGACCCCTATTGGATGGTGGACGCCATCCGATATTGGGTGCAGGAGAGTATGCCCATCTGGGAAAAGCTCTATAGCACTACGCAGCTCAAGTATAACCCCATCTGGAACACGGACGTACAGGAAAGAACAACCGACGTTCGCACCACTGACCGCGATACCACGCAGGACAGAACCGCCATCAATCGCGGCAAGAGCGGGCAGACCGTGGGACAGGTGACAACCGGAGACTATCACGAAACTGGAAGTACAGAGCTGCACGACAAAACGGCAGGCACAGGGCATACAGAGACCGAAGGCAAGTCTGTGACTGATGATACCAGCACCACCACGACCGCCAATAAAACGGACGTTGCGGGCACGGACAAAAAGACCACCGAAAGCACTAAGAAGCTTGACCAGACTGTGACCCGCGATATCAGCCCTGAAAATGCCCCGGACTACCAGCCCGACGACCAAACGCACACCGTGGCAGAAGAAACCTTTAAGAGCACCGAAAACGGAGAGCATAAAGAGACCACCGACTTTACGGGAACGTCTACCACTGTAGCCAACTCGACCACCGTAACCACCGGCACGTCGGACACGGAGACCCACGGACAGCAAGACCAGACGACCGGAAGCCAGACGGACGGCACGACCAAAGGCACGACCGATACAAAGACAAAGGCCCACGATATCCGGCACGAAGATGCAAAAGAGGTGGGCAAAGAAAAGGTCACAGACATGTATAATCACGGCTGGATTAAGCAAGGCAACATTGGCGTCACCACGACCCAACAGATGATTGATGCAGAACGCGAAACGGTGTTGTTTGATGTGTATATGGCAATCGCCAATGACTATCACGCAAAATTCTGTCTGGATGTGTATTAAGGGGGCGGTACAGTGGAAACGATTGTCGCAGCCATTATTACAGGTATCGTTACCCTTGCGGGCGTTCTGATTGCAAACAGCAAATCACAAGCCGTCACAGACGTAAAAATTGAGGAATTGACCCGGGAAGTCCGCAAACACAATTCTTTTGCTGAGAAAATCCCCGTCATTGAGGAACAAATCAAAGTCGCAAATCATCGCATTGATGATTTAGAGCATACACACCTGAAAGGAGAATAAACTATGAATGACCTTCACATTTCCGCAGGCACCATTGCACGCACGCTGGTTCTGGTTCTGGCTATCGTCAACCAGATTCTGAGCGCCTGCGGCAAAAGCCCCCTGCCCATCGAGTCGGAGACGCTGGAACAGCTGGTAACGGCGGGTTTTACCACCGTCGCCGCCCTGATTGCATGGTGGAAAAACAACTCGTTCACCACCAATGCGCTTAAGGCTGACGCGCTGCTTGCGCAGCTGAACGGCAAACACTAACTGACTGACCCCCGCGCAAGCGGGGGATTTTATGAAAGGAGCCGCACATATGGCAGACGAAACGAAGAACCCCGATATCAGCACCCCGTTTATCTTTCAGACGTCGCCCCCGTATGCCGCACCCGGCGACCATTACCAGTATGACCTGTATTGGCTGGTGAACCAGCTCAAGCAGGCATTGAACAACACGGAAACGCTGCGGCTGCATGATATCGGACAGGATACCCGCCTTGACGGTCTGGATATCCTGACCGCGCAGCTGAAAGACGCCACAGACGCGCTTTTTGCAAAGCTGAAAGCAGGCGACTTTACAAAGGATACGTTCATTGAATGGGTCAATACCAACATGACCGATATCATCTATCAGATGGTGCGGTTCGTGTTCTTTGGCCTTGACGAAGACGGGCACTTTGTCGCCTATATCCCCGCAAGCTGGGAATTCCTGCACTTTGATACCCTGCTTGACCCCAATAAACCGGGGTATGGGCATCTGGTTGTTTACTACTGAGAAAGGAGCATTTTCATTATGGCAAACTGTAACTGCAATGATTTCCCCATTTCGTGCGCACCTCACGCGCCGGGTGGTGACTGCTGCCATCCGCACGGATGCCCCCCGCACCCGTGCCCCCCGCCCCCGTTCAAGGGCGGCACATCTATGTACATCGGTGCACGGTATGTCCCGATTTTTGCCGACCCGGTGGAGTGGGACGACGTGCGGGAGTATGAGCCGTTGACCATCGTCATTCATGACGGCAACTGCTACACGTCGAAGTGCTATGTGCCGAAGGGCGCGCAGCTGCCCCCTTACCCGGAAGGGCAGACGAAGTACTGGGTAAAGACGTCTGATTATAACTATCAGTTCGCCGACCTGAAAAAGACCGTCCTTGACCTGTCCCGGCTGGTTGAGCAGTTCCAGAAGGACAACGAGCGTTTCACCGCACTGATTAACAACTGGAACACGAAGGTTGAGCAGTGGGAAAAGGATATGACGGCGTGGGGCGAACGTCTGGATACTGTTGAATCCAACGTTGCCGACCTGACCGCCAAACTGAACGCCGAAATCGACCGCGCAAAGGCCGCAGAGCAGGCAAACGCCGCTGCCATTGCGCAGGAGACCGCCGACCGCAAACAGGCTATTTCTGACCTTGACGCGGCATATAAGGCGGCAGACGCCGCCGAAGCACAGGCACGCGCGGAAGCAGATACCGCGCTGAGTAACCGTATCACTGCCAACAAAACTGATATCGACGCTATCAAGGCTGAGCAGGTCATTCAGAACACCAACATCAGCAACAACGCGAAAAACATTTCGGACAATGCTGCAGAAATCGCAAAGCACGCAAAACGTCTGACCGACCTTGAAAGCAATGCGTCGGACTGGGATGATGTTTTCCCGGACACGACCATTGCGCAGGAAGTGCAGAAGGAAGAGGCGGCACGCGCCAATGCTGATACGGCCTTGAACGGCCGCTGCGATACCATCGCGGCAGACGTGGAAGAGGTGCGGGATATCGCTAACCACAAAGTAGACCAGACCGTGTTTAACGAAGCAGACGCGCTGAATGTGAAGTATGGAGACTCTTCTCGTGCACGCATTGCAACCCGCACTCTTGCAACTGGCCCGCTCCCGCAGACCCGCGCAGACCTCGACCAGATGTGGATTGCTACAGACTGGCACGTGCCTGCAGGCTCTAACAACGCTAATTTCGGCAAAATGCGCCCCTCTTTTGTCGCCCTCAAATCCGAAGTTGACGCCGCACAGGCTGCAGCCGATAAAGCCAATACCACTATCGGCGACTGGGACACCGACCACCCGGGCCAGACTATCAGCCAGTGCGCAACCAGCGTTGAAAACGAGATTGCGGCAGTTGACGCCAAAGCGGACGCGAACGCGGCAAATATTGGCGACTGGCAGACGGAGCATCCCGGCAAGACCATTTCGCAGGCGGTGAGCGAGAAACCCGGCCCCGGTGAATATTTGCCTGTACGCGCAAGCGATAATGACAATTTTGTTGATGCATCCAGCATCAAGCAGGATACCGAAGTACCGGCAGACGGTGCAATTATGGTCTATACCGAATACGGACGGGGCGCAAGATATCCGCTTGCGGACGTTATCCCGTCTACTACCCCTGTTTTTGATTCTGGCATGGCGGTTCCCCTCGTCGGACCCGCGCGCAAACAGTCGGATACTATCACGATCGTTTTCCCTCTTTTCCACCAGTATCAGTCTAAAACGTTCACCCTGCACGACTCCCGCAATATGAGCGGCACGCTTTACGTGTACAAGTTCAATCTGGATGATGCCCCCTCTATTCAGACTATCCCTTATAAGGCGGTCGGGGCCGCATATGACGCCACAACCAAGTGTCTGCGTGTGTCTTTTACCCCCGCCGATGCATCCACCATTCTGGCTACAGATACTTTCTTTATCGTGAGCGCACGGGTTTCTGACAACAAGATTGTTTATGAAATGGTGTTCGATTGATGCCCCGTATGGCTCCCGCCAAAGCGGGAGCCTTTTCTTGTATACATTATCGACGTGATAACTAGCAATAATTCTTG